TGTTACGAAATCCATTCCGTATCTCTCTTCGATATATCTCTTGGTAGCATCTCTACCAGAGCTGCTCACGTCACTATCTGTGTCAGGAAGTGATGTTTTAAGACGTGCTTCAGAAAGGAACCTTTCAAACAACAGGTCATAGATTAAGGGATCTACTTGTACAATGTTCAAAAGATAAGAGACCAAACAACCTGCTGCAGATCCACGACCTAATCCCGTTAAGATACCGTTTCTCTTACACCAACTTAATATATCCCAAGTGATTAAGAAATAATCGATAAATCCACCTTTTTCAATTACAGCAACTTCTCGCTCGATTCGATCAAAATACATCTGTTCATCTTCTACCTTACCTAATACCTTTTCTTCTAATCCTCTTTGAATGAGATCCCAGAATAAATCTTTTGAAGATTCAAAGTGTTTGCTTTCTTCTTCAGTTAGTTCGTATTGAGGAAGATGTAATTCACCTAAAGGAATCAAGAAGTTGCACTTTTCGGCAAGTGCTGTGGTGTGTCCTACTGCTACATCGATAAAGTCTGTACTAGATATTTCATCTTTGAATAGTTCATCGCACTCCTCTATTACTTCGCTAAAGGTTTTAAACCATTGGTTTTCGGATTGATTCTGAAAACCGATCTTGCCTACTGTATTGAGAGTTTTGCGAATATGAGAATCTAACCTATCGAGATAGTAAGAGTCATTTAATAAGATCGGTTTAAGCGAAGCGAAATATTCAGTTGTCCTTATATATTCCCTTAAAAGAGAAAGGTGTTCGTTCTCTTTAGTAGGACTACTCCATTCAACGGTATCAAAGCCATAATAAAGATCTCCTCCAAATGCTTTAGAATAAAGAGAGATGAATTTCTTACTTAATTTAGTTGAACAATCGATTACACAGATTAATCCTCCAGCCTTATTCAAGACATATTCCTCTGAGACGAATCCGTCATTAAAGACTTTGATTTGTGCATTAATGTTGAGAAGATTTTTCCAACCTATTTCATTTTTACAATAGAGTTTTAATTTGTAGCGATCATCTCCTGATTGAACAGTAACAGTCTCTCCGAGAATAGATTTGATACCCGCCCTTTGGCAAGCTATCTGGAAAGATAGAGTTCCAGCTAGAGTATCAGATTCACAAATCCCTAAAGTTGATATCCCTAAGAACTTTGCTTTCTTACACCAATCAGTATAGTCCCTAGATCCATTACACATGTCGTATTTCCCGCGTATTCCAAGATAAGGAAGATCAATTGATCCTTCAGCCGAGCCGATATGTCGTAACGGATTAAATTGAAGATCATCTGTAGGCGACCAGTACCAATAAGAACCAAATTCAAAAACGATTAACTTATCGTTATCGATCCGGTCACTAGCTCTTAGATAATCAAAGAAGTCTGGATCTGTTACGGAATCTTCATCACTCAATTCGAGGATTCGATACTTTTGATCTCCGAGAAGGAGATATTCTTGGGAGATTTCTCCCCGAAGGTTATTCACCTTCAACCAATCTTCTAATACCATTTATACCTGTTTTAAATTTTAATAATACGCGTTATTACATCAAAATCATAAAAATTTACTTCTGTTCCGTGAGAAATTTCAGCTTGTTTTTTACTGAAATCAACTCTTTTAATATTACCAGTAATCATCTTTCCTTGATGATTTAATACTCTTACTTCAGCTCCCTTCGAATAATAATTATGCAAATCCCATTTCTCTTGTAGAAATTGTTGAGAGGCGTCTTTATAAACAAATTTAGGATAACCAATCTCTGGAAGAATTTTACGACATTCCATTTCTTTTACATAAGAGTCATCAAAAATATTCATTAACGAATTCCTCTTAGAGATATCAAGAATTCGCTCCTTTTTCATGTGAGCTGTCGCTTTCCAATATTCTCTTGGATATGTTTCTTTTCCTTCTTTATTAATCACTTTTTCAGGATAGATCGCGTATCGAATTTGACACATTATGTATTCCTGCTGTAGAACTTCAAATAATTGAAGAAACGATAATTTCCGAGCTGATTGATTCATATTCGTATTTATTTCGTAAAGATAAAGTTTTTTATTTTAAATCTAAAATTTGAACAAAATTAAGTGAAAAATTTAAAGGATCTCTAGTATTTGATAAAACCTCTATCATTTCATCCTCCGTTAAGTCGTCTGGATCTTTCCCCTCCCAAGGGATTATTGCTATTCTAACTTTTTCAAATTCGTCTGCTAATTGATTCGCGTATTTTTTTATCTGCTGGATTACATCAGGGTCATAGAACAATGTTATATTCTTAATTCCCAGTTGATGAAGTAAGAATACCTGCGTTGGAGAGATTTTTGCACCAAATGTACATAAGCACTTAATATCATCAATTCCCCATTTTCTCAATCTTTCATCAACTCTTCTCTTCCCGAAAAATCCTTCAACTAAAATTACCGAATCGATCCCCTTACATTCGTCTTCTCCTAGAAGAAGGTTTGAGAAATCTGTTTCGGAGTTTTTATAGCGTGGAATTCGTCTTCCCGTCTTCGTTTCTAACGCTTTAATTTCTTCCTTTGGCTTCATATATCGAGAAACGTATCCAACAAGCTTTTCTGCTTTATAGATAAGGATAACAATATAGTCTTGCAATTTAACATTTAAACGAGTCACTCCCACTTCGTACTTTTGATAATCGTATTCAGTAAATCCTCTTTTATCTAAATACGGATGAGACATTAATCTTTTGAATCCCGTAGGTTTTTCAATTGTTGGTAATTCTTCAAGAATTTGCTCTTTCATCGAAATAACGTCCTCAAGGTAGTTTGTGCTTTTGATTGTAACATTATCTCGATCTCCTAATAAGTCAAATCGGTTGAGTTTTTTAAGAAGCTTAAAAATGTTTCCAGTCTCTCCACACTTACTTTTCCTAAAGCATCCAAATCTGTGATTATCATTTATACTAACGCCGAATTCATCGCCACCACACCAAACACACTGACCGATGACGTTTTTCTTAGAATAATCTAGTCTCCCGTTTGGGATTAATGACTTTAAGACCTCAACGCTTAGTTTCATTCTTTTTCAAAGTTGAAGTGGATTTAATTGGCTGTTGGTTCTTCTCGTCCCAGAATAAAGACAGGGTTTTCTTAGAAGAATACAATCGAGCATTATCGAAAGAGGTGCAGATCTTATGAGTACGTCCTCTTTTACCTTTTCTCATCTTATCGTTATGAATACGCATAATGTTGTTTTCGTATTCATCGTCTGTACTATTCAAAGTGTAGAATTGAGAAAAGGGCTTTAGTGCTCCTTTAAATTCTGAAATCTGAGACCTTGTCATTACCCATTCAGGATTATTGTAAAATTCCGGCTTAACGTCATTTGCTTGAATTGCTGTTAAGGCAACTACGTTATGAGAAACTGCAATTGAGGTAATTTTATTAGCTACGTCTTCTCTCCTTTTTCTTTCTCCCGCTTCTGAATTATAATATTTCCCCTTTACTGTTACAAGTTCTAAATAGTCAAAAATAACTAGATCTACGGATCCGTGAATCTTTTCTATATCTTTCAATATCTCATCGCATTCATTCATCGACATTTCATCAAACCCCTCTGCTGCTTTTACGAATAATTCTCCTCCAGTAGCAAGAATGTCTCTATTTGCTTTTTCAATCGCTTTTTGCTTATCAGGGGAGATAAATCCCAATTCCATATCTTCTAATGTAATTCCGGTCCAAGCAGCGTCGTAAGTATCTAAGCATTCCCTTTCTGATCCTTCAAATTGGAAATGAACCACTCTCATTCCTAACCTTGCTGCATTTACTCCTACCCATCGTAGAAACGTCGATTTACCTCCTCCAGATCTAGCCATCACCAGTACAGAAGTTCCTTTATCTGCCCCTCCTCTTGTGTCTGCATCTAGGCAGTGAATACCGAAAGGTACCTTAGTACTTGCAGTTTGATTCATTGCGTTCATCTGTCTTACTTCATTTCTTTCGTTGAAGCTTTTGAAAACAGTAGCGTAGTATTGATCTTTGATTGTAAAATTAGCGATTACTGGAGCTTCTTGTTCAAGAGCTTTGATTGCTTTGTCTTGACTTCCTTCGTTGTTTAATCGACCTATCTTTTGATATAAATCAATAAACTTGACGTTAATAAGGAACTTTTCAAAAGTTTGAAGCAAAAGGTCTTTTTGATTGGAGACATTCGCTACCCTTATCTTCTGAAGTAATTTCAAAACATTTTCATCTTTAGAAAAATCTTGACTCAAAGAACCTATGGTTGGCAGAGTCGAATCTAATTCATAAACCTGGACAATTCTCTGAAATACCTTTTTGTGCGCTTCTGAAATGATGTAATGATATTGAAGGTGCTTGATTGCAATTTCTAATATACTTTTAGAAGTAATACAGCTCTTCAATAATTCTGTTAAAAAATCTTCACTAATGTGATGATGATCTTTATTCATATCCTCTTTGTTTATATATGTGACTGTAATTAGTTTTTAAGATATTCTTACAAACACTTTTGAAAGAACACATCCTACAATAATACGATTGATGATTAAATAAAGAAGTTGATTGAATGCAATTAACCAATCCTCTGTCAGTATTGTGGAAACGCTTCTTTTCAATTTCTTCAGAAGTTAAAATTGAAGGACGACTTTCTTGTTCTTCCAAAAGAGATTTGATTTCTGCTATGGAAATTTTAATCTTTGAATTTGCACTATTCTGGAGAATGAAATCAAATTGTGTATCTCTTTCGGTCCAATATTGAAAAGCTTTCTTTCCAATTATGTCATAGATCTGAACCTTTCCTCCTACATCCTTGCCTGCGAATCGTTTAAAGACCTGATCATGAACTCGATTGAATTGGAAAACAAAGTAGTTGATTAAAAAATTAGATCCTAAAGTGTGGAGATCGTATTTTTCGTCTAAGAGTTGAATAAATTCATTGATCTTAGAAAGCGCCTGAGAGGTGGGCTTAAACTTATATTTAGGAGACTGGTATTTCCGTTGATAGAAATACTCATATGTGTGCATCACCGATTTTATACCAATTATCATAACGTAAAAGTAATATTCTATTTTTTATTCTCCAACTTCTTTTCCATTGCTTTTTTTAATTGCTCCTGTACTTTTGATTTAATTTGACTTTGAATATCCATCAATGTGACTGTAGGAATTTGTTGACTTTGCATCACAGCTGTTTTATCCTCTTCCTTGACTTCACTTACTGGATTTTCAATCAATAATTGAGGAGTGATAATTTCTCCTTCAGTTTCTTCTGAATCTGAATCGCCCGTCACTGCTATGATCTCTTCCTTAGGTTGAGACTTCTCAATCAATCTTAATAATTCTATCTTCTCCGAAGAAGTCAATCCATCAAAAGATAATCCTCCGGCAACAACTTTCTTTCTTTTTGAAGCTGTAACAATCTGTACTTTAAATGTCGGAGAATACATTCCCAACATCTTTTCTTTCTGTACTAAGGTATCTATTGCAGACAAATAACTTTCGGCAAGGACGTATTTCTTTTGGTCTAAGGGAACATTAGTTAAGTCAGGATCAATACATTGAGCATACAACTCCTCATATCTCAAAGTGTGTATGTCGATTAAGAACTCTCTATTAGAAGAAACTTCTTTCCTAACTCTTTCCTCAACATTTAGTTTTGCTTTCTGACAAAGTTCGTGAGAAATGCCAGGAAAGACTCTCATGATTCGAGCTTGTAAAGCATCGAAAGGTGTCTTATCTACAATTCTTTCTTTATAAATGAAATCAACTAATTCATCGAATTTCTCTTCGTAATTAGCGACATCTTTCCTAATGTAATCCTTCAATAAGTTATCGTAAGATCTTTGAGTGACTGGATCAAGCTCTTTGTAGATAGTACTCTTGATTTCTTTAAAATAATCGCCGTCGTGCTTCTTTACCCACCCTAAGGTCTTTCCTATGTATTTCCCTACAGTTAAAGTCCTTTTTCTTGCCCTACTAGAGGCTACTATACTTCTCCCTCCTGGAAGGAGAGCACCTTTTTTACCGATTTTTTTTGCCATTGTTATTGTAGATTGTAGTTCAGGATAAGGTCGAGTTCGTCTTGAGTGTCTGGTGATGGAATAGGTAATCCATTCTCAACATATGTTTCGAGAATGTTCTTCCAGTAATCAATATTTTTTGGTGCAAGATCTGCAGAAGAGAAATTAAAGGTTCTACTAAGCCAAATACCTAACGATTGTCCTGGAGCAAGAGTCGTCGGTATGTTAATTGTAGATCCTGGCACAATTGCTTGAAAGGTTGCGTTATAAGGTAAGGCTCCTGAGTCTGTTATTTGCTCAAAACATCCTGCAGAATTTGGAGTAACGAAAGCTATTTGGTAATTAGCTATACAACTAGAATTCACATTAAAGCCAAAGCTTAAAGATTTTGCTGTAAGAGAGGGGTCGTTGTTCGTTAATACAATTAATTTCGTTTCTCTCTTATTCAACCTCAATGTCATTTGAGATGCTTCCGAGAAAATATTGTTGAGAAGAGAGTTAGGAATAGGTGATCCAATATATCCTCCTAACGAAAAATTTGGATCTAATTGAGTTTGTCCTTTTGCTGTTGCTCCTGAATAACTGAATATCATAACTCTTTAGATTTATTGATAACTAACTGCTCCATCAACGATAAGTACATTGCCGAAAATAAGACCGATCGTCCCCGTAGAAGTTACTGCCACTACAGTTACAACATCTCCCGCAACTAAATTTGTTAATGCTTGAAAAGCTATGTTGCCCGAATAAGCACTAACGTCTTGCGTATAGGATCCTTCAGCAATTGTTGTTCCGTTCTTCTCTAATTGAACAACAAGAGATGGTGCTCCACTTCCTGCCCCTGTTTGTGCTCCCGTCACATTATAACTAAGTATGCAGTTATTTAATGTCATTCCAGATGGAACTGTCCAAGTTAAAACTGTACTGGGTGTATTAGTGACGCTTGCTCCATTTCCAGCGATTGCATTTCTGTAAGTTGGAATGATTACCGGCATAGAAGAAAGAATCCAACCTCCTAAAGAAGTGCTCCAGGTTGCAGTCATGAAAAGACCGCTTGCGTTAGCATTAATATAGGTTGTATCATTTATATTAAACGCCCTCAATATTACTGGAAATCCTGGATAATTATAAGCGATTTGAAAATTATGTCCATTAAGAACTAAAGGTTGTTGAAAATGCAAGAAGAAAGAAGCTCCATCTCTCAAAGAAGATCCGTTCACATCTACGCTACTTAAATTAATTGTAACGTCTGCAGATAAAGTGTAGGAAGATCCCGTAAAGTGTTGATATTGCTTATCTTGTCCAACAACAAGGGTTATGGCTGGAATCGAACCTGCTCCGATTGTACGATTATTTACTCCGTAAATGTCTCCTACATCGACTTTGTTCTTAAAGTTAATATAAGCTCCTGAAGATTGAATCAACGTAATTAATCCGTTACTGTAAGAGGTTCTAGTTGGAGTTACATTCAAATAACCATCAATATTGAATTGATTTTCGTTATAATAACCTTGAGCATCGTTAGGAATAACGTTGGTTCCGCTATAAGAAAGGAAGTTCTTATAACGATAAGAAATCAAATAAGTTGCAGCTGTCGGGCTATAAACAGTTAATTTCAATCTTCCAAACAATTCATTGATCGGGAAAGTTTTCCAAACTGATACAATTTCATCAGTGCCTGCTGGATTAGAGACGTCTGCTTCTGCAGTTGCAATAATTTCAATTTCTTCAGCATTAGGAACCAAAGCAAGAGTTTGAGCAATCTGCGCTGTTGAATATAGATCAGAGAAGAATGAATTTGCTTCTAAATGATCGAAATTCAATTGAATATTGCCTCCTGACGCAAGAGCGCTTTGAACTGTAAAATAGTTACCGTCATTCGTATAAAGTCTCCATCCATTAAAACTAGATGTAGGAACAGTAGATCCAAATCCTGCTGGAGTCTTCAATATACCTCCTGATCCTGCACTTATAGTAATTTGATTCAATTTCAAATTGACTGTGAAAGTAGTCGCTCTAAATCCCCAAGAAACTTGAACAACATTCTCAGATCTAGGAGTGCATTGATCATCATAAGTAATCTGATCGATTCCTATGATTGCATTAGTTGCTGAAGCGTGATTTAACAAATCCCAACCTTCAGTAGGAGTCCAAATAGCTGCTCTCTTATCTTCAATAGATAGAGTGGTTCCGTCATAACGGACTCTTGCTACAAAAAACTCCAACGTAGAGCCTAGAGTGTAAGAGGGAGGAGTCGATGTATTGGATTGAACTAATGTGAATAACGCAGAATCGTATTGAAAGATATTCATTTCTGAAGTCAAGGGAGCGTATCCAGGAGTAAAAGTGCCTAATACAGATAGGGTCAAACTTGATTCAGAAGTAAAAGATCCCGTTAGTGTTGCGTGATTATCGTCAATTACTTCTTCTACGTAATATTTCAACGTATTGTATGTAGAATTAGGAAATTGAATCCAAGAAGGGTAGTTCGGCTGACCTCTTAACAAAGAAGTGAAAGATCCATTTCCTGAAGTACAAACGAGATTTCCTAAAGTATCAATCGAATAAGTGGTTCCTACTTCAATATTGGTTGTTTGATAAGAGACTTTCAACCAATAGTAATTGTTATCGTTAGGAATTTGTAATCCAGTAATTGCTGGAGAAGTAACGAACTGACCATTGCTATCGATAGCAGACAAAGCGGCGATATTTATTTGACCACTTCCTCCATCAGTAACTAATCCATTTCCGAATGCGGCATTAGGAAATTTAACGAATCCGAATGCAGCTGAATTCTGCAATAAGGCTTTTCTAAATCCTTGGTCATCCAAGAATGTCTTTAATTTTTGTAGCTCAGTTTGCTCCAAAAACAAATTTGATGATATCTTCAGTTTGCTCATGTTATAAAGATAAGGATTTTAACTTAAAGTAGAAGGCAAAAGATTCAATTGAGGAAGGACATTTGCAGGAATCAGGTATTTTCTCAAGGTGTCGAAGATTTGCTGTTCAGAAAGTTGAAGTTGATTCGATACTGACCACAATTCTAAGAAATTAGTTATCCCAACAAATCCCTTACTTGTCGAACTCGAAAGAGGCTGTACTCTAATGTTGTAAATATAAAGCTCTAAATTGGAACTATTAATATTCGAATATAAAATGTATGGATCCAACGTCACTTCATTACCGCTGAATACCAAGTTATTTCCTTGNCCAATATTAGTTACTAAATTAGGCTGAATCTCTGTAGATGTCCTAATAGACCAATATTGAGGATAGCTTATAGGGTCTTGACCTGGTTGAGTTGCAACCTTACACACGTAATAATTTCCAGCATCTTTTACTACTTGACCTACTTCGTAAGAGACAAGGGAATTAAATGATTTGTAGCTATTTTTGCCAAAAATTATACCTCGAACAAAGTAATACTGATCTCCTTTATTTAAAGAAGCTTGAGTAAGGAAGTTGTTCTGTACTGCAAGAGTAGAGATATTCAAAGGCTGTATGATATTTCCATTCTTATCAAAGCAATCCACTCCAAAAGTTATTGCAGGCTTTGTTGAGGTCAGTTTCGGAGATCTTACAAAGAAAGTGATTTCGTAGTCGATATTTGGATTAATAACGATTCTTTTTCCTCCCTTTCCTAATCCTTGAAGATTTCCGTGTGCAGGTGCATGAATTTTAATCACCCTATCGAAAGATTGTACACTTTGAGAATTTGAATGAGAATAACTCTCACTCATTGACAAAGATGGCTGATCGATAATCCGGGGATCATGTACAATCGACACAAACGGTAAGGAAGATGTTTGGATTGAGAGTTCTGTTACAGAATTCAATTCATCGATATAATCGCAGTAATATTTATTGACATTTAATCTACCTTCAAGACCTTTGTAAAGAGGAGAAGAATTACCAATATTCCATCCGATGTGTTCGTTCTTATTCAGATTAACGATTAATTCATCAAGAACATTGTATTCTAATAAACGCAAGAATTCGCCATCTACTGGCTTTGATCCTGAAGGAGTAACCGTTCCTTTTGGTTGAAAGACCTTTCTCGTTCCTCTTTGCCTTATTTCATCATAGAAACTAGACATAATGTAAACAAGATCTTGATATTCGTCTCCGTTAGTTACAATTATTCCTCTCTCTGTTAGGTACTCTAAAAGTAACATTTCATTTGTGTAGAACGTCTTAAATGTCCTAGCTAGACAAACGTAAAGAGCAAAGTAGTGAGTGACAGATCTCCAGAAATCAATAAAATCTCTATCGTCGGCGTTGTTACTGGAAAAGTCTCGAGAAATGTAATTCGGAAGAATTCCAGTCTTATAAAGCTTCTCCAATACATTGATACACCAAGCAACTGAACAAGGATTATTCTCAATAAAGAATTGAGCAAAATTTGAAGCTTGATAAACTGGACCATCAGGAGAAGTAACAAACTTTCCGTCGACGGTTACAGAATTAAAGGTAAGTGGACTTACAACTGATCCTCCAGTATTAATGTACGCATACTGAAGATAAAGTGTGTCATTTGATTGAACTTGAATCTGTTGAAGATTTGCAGTTGTCAGATTCAACCAAGGAGAGTAATTGATACCGTCTACACTGTAACGAAATTGTTTCGTAAAATAGTTAGTTGGATTTTCTCCTGCGGTAGAATCAGTAAAAGATTGGAGAGCAACGATTCCTATAATTGGTGCATCTGCAACAATTAGCATTACGTCTCCAATCTCTGTACTTACGTTTTTAAAAATAGCCATTAATTGACTGATTTATCCGTTTGATTAGCGGCGTTTAATTTCTTTTCTTTTTGAATCTCATTGATAATGTATCCAGCTACTGCAAACTGTGCAGTTGCCCAGATTAAAAACTCTGCAATCGGCATTATCGGAGATTGTGCAAGACGTAGATTCAAGTATTTTAACATTCCATATTCTGCAATAAGGAAACCTATACCAGATTCAATCCTTTTCTTTGAAAAGCGACTAGGTTTATCTGAATAGATATCTAAGATCTCGTTGAAGAGATTTTTAACAGACCTTAGAAAAGATTGAATTCTAGGCGAAAAAGTTACTAAGCTGTCGAAGATCACAAGGATTACGAAAGCGATTAACATTCCTAATAGAATGAAGATTAACCATTGAGGGAAATCTTTAATGAAAGAGAGATTGATGTTCATTTGAATTTAGTTTAAGGGTGAGTTTGAAGTAAACGATAAGTGTTCTTTGCGCTATCAACTTTAGAAGCATCAAGTTGGAATAAACCAAATAGCATTTGTCCAACTTGTGAAGCTTTTAGGCTGTCGTATTTTGTGCCATAGCGAGTGTAAACTTGTGGTTGACCTTGACTCAATAGAACACCCTTAGAGTTAACCAAGTCAACGGTGTACATAACTCTTATCATCTTGTTTTGACCCTCGATGTGGCAATCTTGAATTGATAGCTGGTTGTACGCTTCACGAGCAGTGTCGTAATCAAGTCTTTTTGTTGTTATCTGCGCCGAAGCAACAGCACAAAATAGTAATAAGGCGGTGGTTAGTTTTTTCATAGTTTTAAAATTTATAGATTAATCCAAGTTGAACCGTTATAATAAGAAAGTTTATTAAGTGTTGTATCGTAAACCACTAATCCAGCCTTTGGTGAACTTATAGCGGTTTTTTGTGTTGTTGTCATTTGAGGGGGTAAAAATCCTTGTGTTGTACTTTCCATATCAACAATAGCGCTAACGTCGGGGGTTGCTGTATTAAATCCCGCGTTTGCTCCTGTTCCTGTATTGATAGTTAAAATATTTATTGCACCTGCAACATTACCCAAAATTACTTTATATCCTCTACTACTTAAATAAAGATTACCTCCTGCGTTATCCAAAGCAACCGCATTATTTACATTTGTAGAACCGTATGTACCATAGGCTGAACCAAAACCAAATAAACCGGCGCTTGAGCCTAAAGAAACACGACCAAATGAAGTTGTATTATTATAAATTGATAGTGTTACATTACCACTATTATATGTCCAATTGTTACTACCTACTTGTAAATTACCTGCGGTTTGTATATCCCCATTATCTAATATAGCTGTATTAATAGTATTTGAACTGTTTATTGTCATTAGGTCAATTGTTGAACTTGTGTTACCTGTTCCATGTATTGTTGTTAGTACATTTGTTGCGGTTGTACCGTTAATACCTATTTGTCCGTTATCTTGTATTAAAAATTCATTTGTAGCACTACTATTCTCAACAAGCATTGTATTTGTACCTGAACTTGACCCAATACCCTTTACATCTAATGCAGCATTAGGCGAGGATTGGTTAATCCCCATTTTTAATGTACCTGACCCATCTGAAATATTACCCATGTTACTACCAGTAACGTAAGTGTTATAGCCAAGCATTATTGAGTTGTTTATTGAGGGATATGTGCTTGAGCCCGTGTTGGCACCTAGTGACGTGTTGTATGAACCTGTTTGGTTTTTAAGCGAATTATAACCAAATGCGCTATTATTTGAACCCGTAATATTAAAAACGAGCGAATAAGAACCAAACGCGCTATTTTGATTACCGGTTGTAGTAGTGTATAATGTTTTGTAACCAAACCCAGAATTATTATCAGCTATTGAATTGTATAAAGATTGAAAACCAAAAGCAGATATTTGAGAATTAGTTAAGTTACCTTGTCCTGCATCTTGACCAAATAATGAATTATAAGCACCGCTTGTTATTGACCTTCCCGCAGCTTTGCCAAATGCGCTATTGCTAACCCCTGTAATTGAAGTCCAGTTAATACCATAACCAAATGATGTGTTATAATTAATTTGGTCAATTCTTCCACTTTCGTTGTTATTAACTTTAAATACTAAATCTATTGCGTCCGTTGTCCCTATAAAATTAGTTCCCGCAGTTAACCCACTATTTCCGGTTAAACCCCATCCGCTTGAATTATTTTTAACCCAATACTGTGTAGCTAATCTAGCACCGTTTGCATTGCCAGTTGTTGTGTCAACTTTAAATAGACGTGGTTTAGCAGCAGTTATTTTCAATGCCCAAGAGTTAGCAGCACCACTATCTTGAACTGGAGTTGTGTATGAAAAAGTACCGCTTCCGTTATTGTAGAGATATCCTGATGCGTTACTAAGTCCTCCAATAGAAGTGAGGTTGGTGTAAGCACTTTGATACGTAGGGATATTGAGCGTGTTAGATGAAAATGAAGCGCTCCCACTTGTGCCCGTTGTTGTAAGACTAATTGATTTTTGATAAGGTACGAGAGACTTAGTGAGCCGACTTTGAGAAGCTAATATTGTAGTATCGGGAGTAGCTACTCTTGGCTTTGCATGAGTTACATTCATTGCATAACCAGCTACTACACCACTATCTGAAACGTATTGTGGAACATTTAAAGTATTACTTAAAAATGTACTTGAACCTGATGAACCGGTAGTGGTTAAGGTAATTGCTTTTTGATAAGGAACCAATGCTTTCGTTAATCTTGATTGACTCGCTGCAATCGTCGTATCTAATGTTACTACACGAGGTTTAGCGTGAGTTACTTTTTCTCCGTAACCTGCTACTACTCCTGAGTCACCAATTACAACGGATGGAGTTGACCAAATTTCTCCATTACTTCCATTAGATGTCAACACTTGACCTGGAGCACCGATAGATCCTTGAGGTCTTAATGCTCCGTAATAATTAATGACTTTATTTGATACGTTTCCAATAGTTGTATGATAAGAAGAATCGACAGAAGCCCCTCCTCCAATAGCAGTAGCGTACGAATAATTATTAGCACTAGAAGTAGCGCCAGCACCTATATAAGTGTTGTTGTTTCCAGTAGTATTTACACTTCCAGATCCCCATCCTACAGCAACGTTGAGATTTCCAGTAGTATTATTAAACAAAGCTGTTCCTCCGTCTGCAGTATTGTAATTTCCACTTGTGTTGTGATATAGTGTTGCTTCTCCTGTCCCTGTATTATAACTACCTATTGTAAAAGGACCTGCATTTGCTCCGAAATAAGCATTACGTAGAGATGTATTAACAAGAGCTAATCCTCCATTGATTGATTGAACGCCGAAATATACGTTTCCATTTACATCAATCAATCCACTTAACTTACCATTTTGCTTCATTAAAAGAGCTGCAGTATCGTTCGTTCCAAACCAATTTACTGAACGATCTAAATTTGAATTACCTACCAGTGCCCAGTTATAAAGTTGCGCTTGTTTCGCTGCATAAGTCACAATCGACAACCAGGTACTATCTTGATTAATTCCTCTAGGAACTGAAGTCGTGTTCCAAACTTGCTTTATTTTTGCGTAAGGAACGGGAAGAAAGTTTTGTGCCTCTATCTTAAAGAAAGACACAAAAAGAAGTAGTCCGATTATTAGTTTTTTCATAATCTAAAGATATAAATTTTTTAGATCTCCAACGTCCAAAATCCATTTATGTAACAAACAAATTTTGAATTGTTTCCTGACTGAAGAATGAAATTTGACCCTCCGTCAAAAACATCTGACCCATTTGGTAAGATCTGTAAAGCGTTACCTGAAGTAAGATCATTGTTACTGATATTAATAACAGCTCCTATAACTGCATGTATTCCGATCTGTACTTTAGCGTTATTCGTAGGTACTGTATCTACTCGATTATATGTCGTAATTAAAGAAGGAGGAGTAGTTGATGATGCAACTATTCCTGCAGTCGTAGAGACGGTTTGAACTGAGCTCGTTCCTAATAACTGCCAGGTGCTCATCGACAAATTATAATAATAGAACAATCCGTTGTTTGTGTTATACCACAATAAAGCTGGATTGGTCGGAGCAGAAGTTCCTAAGAAAACTGCTGCTACTTGTCCTAAGTCTTTCGTTACAAGAGGCATGTTAAGAAGTATAAATTAAGTGTCCGGTTTGAGGATTAATGCTGTAGTTATCCGCATCTCCTGTATTTACTGCAAGTATCAAATGTCCGTTAAGATCTAACATAAGCGAAATGTCTTCAGGACTGTTCTGCATTTCAATGATTAATTCGCCTTCTTTATAGTTTACCGAATCTTGACTTCCTACAATCGTAGATACAAAAGATTGGATAATATCAGGAAGCCCCTCTTTATAAATAGAATCGATTTCGATATTTGCATTGATGACACCTAATCGAGTTATTGTAGGAATCAACGTTCCTAATAAACTTTCCGTAACTACAGTAGGAAAAGAAAAGGCGCTAGTAGTTATACTCTTAGTTACAGTAACTGGAGGAGGCGGTAAATTAGATGGAGGAGGCTGAGGATTTGATGCACTTGGTTCGATTACTTCTTCATTAGCTTGATTGAAAGCATAAACAATCACGTCGGTACTTCCAACGAGAGTTTGCGAGAAATCAGGCTTTATGATAGCTGTTTGCGGCATCTTAATTCAATGATTTTAATGCAGTAGCTTGAAACGAAAGATCTGCAGGAGACGGATAATAAACTGGATTAAACGCTCCATTGCTGGTAGAAATAATGTTTCCACTCAAATCCATCATTACAAATCCTCTTAATCTTATTTGACTATTTGGATCTGTCGGAATATCAACCGAAGGAGTGAAGTAATTATCTGGAACGTATTTCATTCCATTTGTATTTCTTACAATTTCAAGAAGAGTTGCCCAATCGATCTTACTTACTCCCACTTGAAAAAATCGTGGATCAATATACTTACCGATTCTTGTTTGAATGTCGATCATTATGTTGTTGACATTTGCCGAAGGTAACAATTGACAACGGAAAGAAATATCAAGAGGTTGAATATTGATATTGACAATTTCCACTCCGTAACTCTTTCTTCCAAAAGGCCTTAACTCTGACAAAGAAAGGAAGTCTTGAGTATTTTCAAGCAAATAGTTGATATCTGAAGAATTTAAAGCAATTCCGCTTTGAGTTAATACAGCGAGCTTTAATTGCCCTTGAGAATTGATTCCTTGATACTTAATCGAAAGAATATTTGGATTCAATAACTTGAAGGCTTGCTCATAAGTCGCTACAGTTCCTCTAGCAAGAATGTTTGGACCGTCTTTAATTCTTTGATTGAAGGTTTGATCATCTTCTTGATCCATCGCTCCTGAAGCTTGGTACTCATTGACGCAAAATTGATGACCTGAAGGAATAGGAGAAACCGAAGAGATTGTTCCAGGAGCGACATTCTGAGCGGCTCCCGTATCTATCGAACTACAATAAATGTAAGCGAATCCAAAAGAGCTAATCGTTGTCGTCTGTTGGATTGTAAATTGTTGTCCTCCAGTTGCTACAAATACGTGTGTACCTGCAATATATTGAGTTCCTGGAGTTGCTACTACCTTAACTGCAACAAACGATTTAGTAGCTCCAAACCGAGGAGCAATACCGAAGTTTTGTGCAACTTGATCTAATTGCGTTCCGAAAGCAGTATCTGGAAACAATGCACTCAAAGCAAGAAGAATATCTTTCTCAGCTTTTCCTGAAACCTTACCTATTCCATAAGCTATTCCAGAAACTACACTATTATCGGAAACCTTATTGATTGCATTAGTTTTAGAAAGAAGAATCTCAGCAAAGAGTTGCTTCCTTTGTTCTGACGTTGAAGGAGTGAGGTTTAAGCTCATATTGTTAGTTGCTTGAAATAGTTAGTTTTTCTTGAGTGCCGAGTCTTGAAGTTACCGTAAAATTGAATCTAATAGCATCTTGATCCTTAGATATAGTATCCAGCGAAAAAGAGGCGATGGTATCATCATTTTTAAAGAGTGTTGAGAGTGTCCTAAAAATAGCAGGGAAATTCAATACATTCACATTAGATCCAGCGATTACTCCTACTGGAAGACCTTGATCTGGAAACGCAGGATTGTCTCCTAATTTTAACGTAATTAAAATGTTGACAGTTTGCAAAAAAGTATCCTGAGGAGATAAAACCACAAGATCTTGAGTAACTGGATCGAATTGTAATTTTGCCTGCAGATCTAATCCAAGAACCCTATCTCCAACTGGATTATCTACAATCGATGTCATCGTCTGAGAATTTACACCAGTTAAATAACTAGCTTGAAGCAAAATTCCTGCCGACGGAGTATAGTCTTCTTCTTGTAGATTGTTATTAATCGCTAAAGTCTCCCAGGTGTCATCCCAATTGGGATCGTTCAAAACATCTCTTTGTACACTTTCTAAAGTTTGACCTGCATTGAATTTGATTTGAACTTGAGTGTTTGCTGTATAAGTTGTACTACTTAACGAACTCCTTAACCATTTACTCGTATTATCTAATAAAAGTAAGGCGTTATCTATTCCTTCAATATTATCGATAAGTATCCACCACTTATAGGAACCTTGTGATGAAGCAAGAGTGAATCTATTGAGGTTGATTGTAGAAAAAAGGTCTTGAGTCTGAGAAATCAGACTCTGTAAGTTATTTACACTTAATCTATCTAAAGTAGAAAGTGTGCCGTTATAAAAATTGGTAATGTTTGGCGCTTGATTGGTTAGAAAATCTTGAACAGCAAACAAGTAGTTTGTTATCGGCCATTGTGTCAATGACTCGAACTCTAATAAATCATCTGAGGTTAGGTTCTGTTCCATTAGAAAGCTGTTACACCATTTCGCAAAACTTGACCAGCTGCTGGAATGTCGTTTTTAGCGACATTGAATAAAACTTGACCAGTAAAAGAAGTTACTGATCCCGCTACATTTTGAATCACTTGAGCTCCTACTAGAGTGGTCGTTAAACTTCCCTTCGGCTTATTTGATACTTCACTTAGTGGAAGAAGAGTTTTTAAAGACAAAGTATAATTCCAAATCATGTTTGATTCAAGATTTTGTCTGAAATCAAAATTCTCTGCCTTAACCACATAACTATTCCCAAAAGCTAAGTTGTAAAGAAAAAGTTGATAAGCTCCTCCGCTATCGTCTAAAGTATTGGATTTTTTAATGATTGCTTCTAATACTTTACAGCATCCATAACCAGTTTTCAAAAATGAATTAAATTCGTTTTGAATGAGAGGCTTAGGTTCGGTATAAGCTGAAAACTGAAGAACTTGCTGATTAACTAAAAACTTAAATTTTCGACCAAAATTCCCTTGTAATTGAATATTGCTGCTAGAGAAGGTCTCTGTACTCATTACAGTGTACCCTCCCATAGTTTTTTTAATCGATTGAATGGGCTTATTTTGCTCTACATTAGAAAAAGGCTGAACTGGGAAAAGGAAATAATTTTCTACTTGTCCTTTAGAATTTACGAGCTCTAATGCAACTATATAAAGTTCAAAATCATTAGGATACATAGCGTTAACAGCAGCCTTTCCGACTGTACTGAGTAATCCCACATAAGGTTCTGCTATCTGTTGATATCCCATGTTATAAAGATAAGAATTTCTAATCTGTATTTGCTATCTTACTCAAGATATTTGAGAAGTCTCCTAAAGTTTGGGAACCTACAGCTGCTTTTAAGGCAGTTTGAAGGGCTGAAGGAGATCCGTTTCCTGGTTCTGGAATAGAGGCTCCTTCAATGACATTTAATAGTGATTGGAGTAAATTGTTCGTTTTTTCAATCTGAGATTGGAGAGTGGTTCCTAGAGGGATAGGTTCCTTTCCTTGACCTATATTAAGAGATCCTGAAGGAACAATTTGAAATTTGCCTTGAGTAACATTTATTTGATTATTGAACTCATCGACGTACGTTAGTCCTTGACCTTTTACATAACTAATTGAAGTAACTGCATTATCTACTGAAGGATCTTGAATGTTTAAAGAAAAAGATTTTCCATTATAACTAAAGTCTTGAGTTGTGACATTTACAGATCCGGATATTTCAACATTTAGTGTAGAATTTTGATTAGCGTTAGTAGATATGATATAAATATCTCCTCCTACAGATTCTCCTGATTGATTGTCTTGATTTTGAAGAAAAGAATTAGCATTTATAATAATGATTCCCTTTTTCTTATCTATAATAACTTGTGCAGATGCTGACGTTGAGCTTCCTCCTATATTATCTTGATTAGGATCAACAATCGTTATTTCGTCACTCTTATCAAATAATCCGATTATCATCGGTTGATTGTTTCCCGGTTTATTTAACCAAATAACTTGAGAACCTAAAGTTTTCGAATCAGGAGGAAAATCTACATCTTTTAAAATGTGTTTCGCTACAATAACTCTATGAGCTACTCCTCCGTTTTCTAAAGCAATAGAGATCGTACTTGTTCTTAAACATCTCTGCATATAGATTTCTCTATCTTGATCAAGTGGCAATATTACGTTACCGATTCCACAATGATCTCTATGTCCCAGTGGTCTGTTAGAAAGATAT